CGTCATTGGAAATGGTGGCACTGGCTATGTTGCTGGTGTCCGTCTTACTGTTACCACTTCTTCTGGTGCCGGTGCTGAACTTACTGCTAATATCGTTGGTGGTGTGATTCAGTCTGCAAACATTGTAAAAGCTGGTGTTTCTTACCAGAATGGTGACGTAATCAACTTTGTACTTGGTGGTGCAATTCTTGTACCAGGTGTGAGCCAAATTATCCAAGATCAGTATGGTGCTTATGTCTCGGGCGGTAATATTACCAAGGTAACAATTCTTGATCCAGGTATTGGATACGCTGTTGCTCCTGCCCTTACTGTAGTTTCTGCCAATGCTTCTGGTACAGGTAGATATGGAGCAGGTTCTGCTCTGATTACTGCTATCGTCTATCAAGGTCAGATCGTTCAAGTGAATATTCTTGATTCTGGTAAGCAATATGCCAACGGTATTGGTACAAACATCTCTGTGTTTGGTGACGGTACTGGCGCTAAATTTACACCTGTGATCTATAACGGTTCAATTGTAGATGTGGTTGTAGATAATCCAGGTAAAGACTATTCCGAAGTTATTGTTTCTATCTCTGCTGCTAATTTTGATGTAGTAGATGCTAAAATTACTCCCGTGTTGGCTTCGTCAGACTTTTCGTCTGACCAATATGTCATCGAACAGACTACAGTTGCCGGTGCCCTGTATGCCATCGTTGTGACTAATGGTGGAACAAACTACACGGCAAATGCTGTAGTGAATATCGTAGGTGACGGTACTGGCGCTACCGGTACTGCTACGGTGATTGATGGTAAGATCTCTAAGATCACAATGATCAACTTTGGTCAAAACTATAGCTATGCAAATGTAACAATTACCGATTCTGCTCGCGCACTGAATGTGACCAATGTGGAAATGGTAGCATATGCTATTCTTCCACCAAAGTATGGTCACGGCCGTGACGCCGTGAAAGAACTTAGTTCTTCTACGATTGCTTTCACCAACGTGATTAAGAAAGATCCATCTATCATTGACCTGGCTCAGGACTATAGATATTTTGGTCTGATCAAGAATCCAAAGAATGTTCTTACTGGTGAATTGGTCCGCGTACAGAATTCTGTCATTGCCCACTATGTTACATTTGCCTCGAAGACTGGTTTGCTCATTGATGAAATTCTTCTTAAAGCTGGTGTCCGATTCCGTGTTGTTTCGATCACCAATAATGATGTTACCCTTCAACCTCTAGGTTCTGGATACGTTGCCTCTGCTGGTACTTACATTGCAGAGACAAACTCAAATAGAACCTATACAACTACTAATGTTGCAAGTACTCCCGTCATTGATAAATACTCTGGTGATTTGCTTTTCGCCTCAGCAGAGAATCCATTTACATTCACGGCAGATCAGACGTTCATCATTAAGACATTCCTAACAGTTTAGCACGGTTAATAAAATATGACTACAAATTTATCAGCAGCCCCTTACTATGATGACTACAATCCAAGTTCTGATTACCACCAGATCTTGTTTAAGCCAGGTGTGTCTGTACAGGCTCGTGAACTTACTCAAATGCAGAGTATCACACGGAACCAAATCGCCGCGTTTGGTGGTCACGTCTTCAAACACGGTTCCGTAGTTGTCCCGGGTAATGCTACTACCGACTTCGAAGTTTCATATGTAAAGCTTGTTGCTATTGCTTATGATGTCACTACTCTTATCGGTCTGACTATCACCGGTCAAAATTCAGCTCTGACTGCATTCGTTAAGTATGCCACAAATGCTACAGCTACTGATCCTGCTACTCTATTTGTTACCTATTACAATGTCGGTACGAATGGTGAGCGTACTTTCTCTCCTGGTGAATCTATCACCAACAATGTAGACAACTTTACCGTATGGACTCGGCTTCCTGCTGATACCGTTGATCCAACTGGACACTCTGTATTGGCTTCGGTCAACAAGGGTACATTCTTTGTCAATGGTACATTTGCTAATGTTTCGCCACAGACGGTAGTTATTGCCAAGTACTCTGGTGTTCCATCTTGCTCAGTACTTCTTAAGATCAATGAATTCATCGTTGATTCTAATACTGACCCAACTTTGCTTGACCCAGCTCAAGGTTCTTACAACTATGCTGCGCCAGGTGCCGACCGTCTTAAAATCACTCTGACTCTGACAGTACTTGATCTTGGTGTTACTTATGGTGACGACTATATTGAGCTGATGCGATATGATCAAGGTGAATTGCTAGAACTTCTTCGGTACTCTAAGTACTCAGAACTCGAAAAGAATCTTGCACGCCGTACGTATGAACAGTCTGGTGACTATGTTACCTCCGGTCTAGACGTAGTTGTTCGTGAACACCTTAAGAAGACCGTGAACGGTGGTAAATATGATGCTCCTACTGGTGATGCAACTAAATTCATTGCTACCATTGGTGCTGGCAAAGCTTACGTAAACGGCTATGAATGTGAAGTATTCTCTAAGAGAGAAGTAGTTGTTGATAAGGCTCGTTCTTCTGACCATGTCAAAACATCCACAGCCAACTTGGTTCCTTCGTTTGGTCAGTATGTTCTGATCACGGATCTTGCAGGTCTCCCTTCTTTCTCTACCCAAGAAACTATTACCTTCTATGACAATACCTCTGGTGGTGCCATCATCGGTACCGCTTCTGCTCTTGCCGTAGATTACAATCAGGCTGCTGGTGCTTCCGATACATCTGCTATCTACACATTGTATATTTCTAATGTAGCATTGCAAACTGGTAAGTCATTAGTGGATGTTGCACGTTGCACATATACTGCTGGTTCTTCTAAGGTGGTACAAAAGATCAATATTGCTTCCTCATCGGCAGTTGATTTTGTATTGGCTGAACTTGTATCTGCTGGTATTACTGGTCGTTCAGCAACCGTTCGTAAGTACAATCGGTACACAGGTGAACTGTTCGTGATCAAGAATGGTGCAAATACTGTGCCAATCATCAACGACTTCCTTACTGCTCCATCTACCGCTTCCGGTAAGATTCTGTCTATTGCTGTTCTGTCTAAGAATTCTAATGATAATCTTTTGGTACCACTTCCAAAGAAATCAGTGAAGGTTGTTAAGAACGAAGCAAATGCGGTTGATACTACATACAAGATCTATTACAATACTACCGTGACCTGCGTAGCTGGTGCCGCATCATTCTCTGTTACTGGTATGACGATTGATCCAAAAGAACAAGGCAACTTCATGGTTGTTGGTTCTTCACAGGTTTATCCAATCTCTGTTGCTACCGTAACACCAGACGGCTTGACCGTAAACATTACTGGTATCTCTCCTGCCACAGCTGTACTACAAGTTGTTTGTGCTGCTACCAAGACTCTGACTGGTTCTACTCCAAAGACAAAATCTAAGAGCACATCTACTGCCGAAGTGTTCACACTGTCTACTGGCCTACCTGGTACGCCACCTGCCGGAACTGGTGAGTTGAAATATGCCGACGGTATTAGACTTATTTCCGTTACATCATCTGCAGATGGCAATGTCACATCTCGCTTCATGTTTGATAACGGTCAACGGGACTATGTATACAAACGCTCGTCTGTTGTGCTTATCTCCGGTACTGCTCCAACTGGTACATTAACCGCGACCTATGATTACTTCACCCACAATGCTGGTTCTGGTGATCACTTCACGGTAGATTCATATGTTTCTTCTGGTCTCACAGATTACTTTGAATCATCGCTTCTGTTCTATACTTCCAAATCTGGTGGTATCAAATATGATCTGAGAAATTGCTTGGACTTCCGTCCCCGTGAAGGTGTTGCTGGTGGTATTACTGGTCTAAGTTCGCTGACCAACAATCTTCCACAGGTTGATTCTAGAATTACTACATCACTGCAAAGCTATGTCGGTAGGTATGATGTAGTTGTGATTGATAAGACTGCTACAATTTCTACAATCACTGGCACTCCTGCTGAAAATCCATCGGTACCAAAGATCAACTCTGAGATTATTTCTCTGGGTACTTTGTTTATCCCTGCTTATACTTACTCTGCCAACGACATCAAAATTTCCAAGTCTAACAATTCTACATATAGAATGAAGGACATCTTTGGGATTGAAAATCGTATTGCAAATCTTGAGGACTATGTCACCATTAATGCTACCGAAGCATCTATTGTGAACTATGATGTGGTCGATGCCGCAACTGGTCTATCTAGATACAAGTCCGGCTACCTGGTTGATTCGTTTGCTAATCCAGACATCATCTCTGATATTTTGAACGATCAGTTCTCTGTTACTTATTTCTCGGGCAACATCATCCCTCAGTTTGAAGTATATGAAACCCCATTAGTCACAACTTCATCTGGTACAACGACTACAACGAATGGTGTAGTATCTCTCCCATTCGCTGAAGTAGTATTTGCTAAACAGCCAATGTCTTCGAAGATTACTAACATCAATCCATTCTCTGTGTTCTCATGGCACGGTACAATGACGATCCAACCTAAGTCTGATTCATGGGAAGAAATTCAGGACTTGGCAACAATCTTGAATACTCACAATCAAGTAATCAATAACACTGTCGTGAACGTGATCACAGAAACCGTGAATGTAAATCGTCCTTGGAACTGGGTACCACCAGCTGGTGCTTTGGTTTCTTATGCGGCCGCCCCAACTCCCGTTGTTGCTGCTCCTGTTGCTTCAGGTGGAGGTGGTGGCGGTTGTTTCATCGGTTCTGCTCTGGTAACAATGTCTAACGGTATGCTTAAGCCAATCCGTGATGTCCAGGTCGGCGACTATGTCAAGAGCAAAAATGGCTACGGCTATAATAGAGTTCTTTATGTAGAATCTTTGGTTAACAAAGCTTGGAATTTGTATTCTCCATATGCTGATTTGGCTCCATTTGCTACCGTAAACCACCCAATGTACATCAATGGTGGTGCCCTCAGCTTGCCCAATATCGTTAAGAACCACATTGCATACTCTTGGCTTGGCCCTATCGAGTATGTGGACGATACTCGGATGCAGTTTGCCTCCATGGCAGATTCTGAAGTCCCAGTGTACAATCTTTGGCTTGATGGAGATTCTTCGTACATCATCAACGGTATTCCAACTACCTCGATTCTTGAAGATACTCGGTTCCTCAGAAACATTATTAAATACAACTACTCTACTCATGATCAGTGTATGGACACGATCGAACAGACCACCAAAGACATTAATCTGATGAATGGTTCTTACGCTGTAAGTAAAATTTTGGGTTCTCTCGACTCTAGAATTCTAGATAGAATTGTTGCCAAAATCTTTAATGACGGAAAGATCTCTAAGAAGGTGCTGTTTGGTTTCTTAAAAATAGTCGGCTCCCTCGTTGTAAAGAAAAAATAAATGGCTACATCATTAATAAACACCTACGGCACTACTCAATCTATTAGTAGAACCGATCTAGTTGGGTTAACCTCTATTTCGTTCATCAGACCGCAAAGAGTTACTTTTGCAATTTCTGGTACCAAACCTAATACTAGATTGTATGCTTTCTTTGACGGTCAAGCTGTAGGTCAGTATGTCGCTCAGACCGGCAAGAATAAGGGTGACCCTATCATTGCTGATGCTGTCGGCAATGTAACTGGGTACATTGATATTCCCCCAGCTACGTTTAACACGGGCTCTCGAGTATTTTTGCTTCAGGATGATCCTGTTTATTCTACTACTGCTATCCCGGGCAACTCAGTCGGTACGGCTTCTGCTACATTCTCTGCTGCCGGTATTCTTAAGACATTCCAACAGACCGTTGATGTAACTAATACTACTTACAACACATTTAGAGAAGACATCACTAAGACTGTGACGAATAACATCATCGCAGCCAAACCAGTTCCACCACCTCCCCCAGAACCAGAACCAGAACCACCACGTGGTGGCGGCAGTTCTCATGGTCAGTCCGAAGATCCATTGGCTCAAACATTCTTCACCTATGGTGTAAAGGGTGGCTGTTTCATTACAGCAATCTCTGTGTACTTCCAAAGCAAGGATCCATTCCTGCCAATCACCTTGGAAATTAGAAACACCAATAACGGTTATCCAGCACCTACATTGGTCTCGGATTACTCTACAAAGACTTTGGCTCCTGTGTCTGTCTTTACATCTTCAAACTCTAGTATCGAGACTAAGTTTGCATTTGATCGCCCAATCTATCTTCAAGAGAACCAAGAATATTGCTTCGTTCTGAAGGCAAATTCTAACAACTATAATGTCTGGACTTCTGAGTTCGGCAAGACATCAGTTGAAACGGGTAAGACAATTTTTGAGCAACCATACTCTGGTACAATGTTCAAATCGGAAAACAATCTTACTTGGACAGCAGAACAGGCCGAGGACATCAAGTTTACAATCTACCGTGCCGTATTCTCTGCAACACCAGCAGAATATACATTCAAGGCCAATGCTCCTGTGATGTTGATTCCTGGCTACAATCTTTCAACAACATCTGGAACTAATCCTACTATCACTGCAGTATTTGATACTCAGCATGGTCATAAGACTGGTGACAAGATTGTTCTAACAACTTTGACTGGTGCTACATACCGCGGTATGACTGCTGCATCTCTTGGTGTCAACACCGGTTTCTCTGTTACCGTAGTAGATAACTATACACTCACATTCACTGCCACTGGTTGCACATCAACTTCTGCAGGTCTTCTGAATGCATCTGGTATGCTTAACCAAGTTGCCGTGATCAATGGTGGTACTGGTTATTCTTCAAATCCTACGATTACACTTTCGGGTGGTGGTGCTACAGTCCAAGGTACAGCTCATGCAGTTGTAGTTTCTGGTATCGTTGCTCAAGTAATCATTGACACCGTAGGATCTGGTTACACTTCTAAACCTTCCGTCTCTATCTCTGACGGCTCTGGTTCTGGTGCTGTACTTGATGCCGTATCTGAAGCAATCTTTGTTGTGTCTTTGAATAGACAATTCCAAAATGTAATGCCTGTGCTTGATTCATTCTTGCCACCTTCTACATACATTGACTGCACAACCAAGACAATGAATGCGGACTACACCCAAGGCGTCCATGAATTGTCTCCGCTTGGTATTCCACGCCAGATGATCAAGAATGCCGTGTTGCTTAATACTGGTACTGAGTCTGTTGTTTCTTCTGGTGTCAACTCGACAGAAGTCAAGATGACCTTGTCTACCGATAATGTAAACGTATCTCCAATCATTGACATTGCTAATAAGCCACGTCTCCGTGTACATAATTTCATCGTGAATGACGCTGCTACAAACTCTGCCTCAGAAACTTCTGCTACTACTGGTACTGCTCAGTCTAAGTACATCTCTAAGATTGTGAAGATTGAAACTCCTTCCAAGGCTGCTAAGGTATTCGTATCTGCCGCATCGGTTAAACAGACAGCGTTTGATGTGTACATTAGAACATCTCTGGGTGATGACAACCACACCATGCTTGCTTGGGTTCCAATGAACTGTGACACAGCACGTAATGCTTCTGGTACGTGGGATGAATACAAGGACTACGAATTTTACATCGATTCTCAACCAGTCTTTGATACTTACGACATTAAGATAGTTCTGTATTCGGATGTTAAATACTTATTTCCAAAGATAGATAATTACCGCGTGATTATCCTAGCATCATAAAGATCAAATCATGACCGTAAACCTAATTTATAGAACGTCTCTCACACCGACGGTTGCAACATCTTCTCTTGCCAAAAATTCACCTCTGTCTAATGCAGAGATGGATGGTAATCTGAAGGCAATCTCGAACGAGTTGGCTGTGAAGGCTACTCTGTTTAGCCCAACATTCTCAGGTACCGTTGTTCTACCTGATACTACATCTATCGGAAATGTTTCTGCTATAGAAATCGGTTACCTTGATGCTGTTACTTCTCCTATTCAGACACAGCTGAACTCGAAGTCTCCTCTTGCTTCTCCTATCTTTACTGGCACTCCTGTAGCACCAACTGCTACTGCTGGTACTAATACTACTCAGCTTGCCACTACTGAATTCGTCACAGCTGCTGTTGCTCCTAAGGCTCCTATTGCGTCACCTACATTTACTGGTAATGCTACTGCTTCAAGATTCGTTTCAACCGTAGCCAATGGAACACCTCCGTTTGTTGTGACCTCGTCTACAATGGTTCCAAATCTGAATGCGGACTTTTTAGATGGTCAATCATCTGATGCTGCAGCAACGCCATTGACAATGGTGCTTAGAGATTCCGCGGCAGATGCTACTGTTAGATTACTTCGCACCAATTACACAGATGAATCTAGTATCTCTGGTGCTATAGCATTCAGAATCAACAACTCGACTGATAACTATACTCGGTACTGCTCTAATATTGGTGCAATAAGAACTTATCTTGGTGTTCCAACTGGTTCTGGTTCCTCTACTGGTACAAATACTGGTGACCAAACTAATATTGCTGGTAATGCTAACACAGTCTCAAACGGTGTCTATACGATTGGAGACCAAACGATCGGTGGTAACAAAACATTCTCTTCTACGATCAATGGATCGCTGAATGGCACTGCTACTTACGTTTCTGGTAATCAACAGGTCAATGTTGTTTTGGGTGTATCTAACTCTGTGCATATGGCACAAGGTAACTCGGCAAATCTTGGTTCTTTCGTCTGCAAGGCTTCTGGTGCTTCTGATGGCAATTCTAATCTTGCAGGACTTACATTCTGGCATGATTCTTACGCTATCAAAATGGGTGTTCGCGATAACGGTACATTCGGCATTGGTGGTTGGTCTCGTGCTGCTTGGTCGTGGTATTCTGATGCTGCTGGTAACACAGTATCAGCAGGCAATATGTCCGGTTACTCTGATCCACGGTTAAAAGATGATGTAAAAACTATTGCTGATCCATTCACACTTCTGAATGCAATCAATGGTGTTACATTTACTTGGAATGACCGCTCTAAGCTTATCCAAGGTAAATGGGGCAAACGTGACTATGGTGTTCTATCTTCCGAAGTGAAGGCGGTAATGCCAGAGGTGATCACACAGTCTATCTCCGATGAAGAAAATGGTGAGATCTATGACACCGTTGACTACACCAAATTAGTTCCTGTACTTCTAGAAGCAATCAAGCAATTGAAGAAAGAAGTTGATCTTCTTAAAGCCAAATGACTATTAAAAGATCCGGTATAATCAGCCTTGCTGATGTTCAGAATGAATTTGGTGGCAATGCTCCAATCTCTGTAAATGAATACTACCGGAATGGCGGCTATACTACCAACAATAATGGTGCCGTTCCCACAGCAGGATTTGTTTCCATAAATCAGTTCTATGGTGCCTCGAAGTATGCGCCTGGCGCGATGTATCTCACCTCGTCTACTGGATTTGTTCTTCCTCCAACCTCAGGTAACACAATTTACTTCTACTGCATAGGTGGTGGAGGTGGTGGCGGAGGTGGTTCAAGTCGTATCACCTACGGCTATGGTGCCGGTGGTGGTGGAGGCTCCGGTGGTAATTCTTATGGTGCTTTTTCTGCTAGTCCTGGTGATTCTATTTGGGTCACAGTAGGTGGTGGCGGAGGTGCAGGTGGTGCTCGTGATGGTCCTTATTCTGGTGGAGCTTCAGGTGGTGCGGGTGGAGCTTCTGTGATTTACAGAAATGGTGCAGTTCAAGTAATTGCTTTTGGTGGTGGTGGTGGAGTTGTAGCTCAATATGGTCTGACTCAAACAACGGTATATCTTGGCTCTGGTAGAAACGGTGATCGCTGGGGTTATGACACAGCTATGTCTTCTGGAGTGTCACCTGGTGGTGCTCTTGGTGGAATTTCTGGTGGTTCGTATATGCAAGGTTCTGATGCAGGGCAGTACGGACAAAATGGAGTTTGGTGGGCAGTAGGCGGTTATGGTGGCAGAGGATTCTGGCCAAGCTGGAACGGTTCAACCGGTACTTATTCTCGTGGT